AATCTAACACAAACATACAAGGTTTGCGATCATCCACCGGTGACTTAAGATATATATCTACTGCTTTCAATGCCTTATTTCTAAAGTCTTCAATTGTAACTACTCTGACAACCACAAGACGTTTTGTATCAACACCACGACTTTCTAGAAGTGATTTAGTGATTGCTGCCTCAGTATCAAAATAGAGACAATATCCATCAGGATTACTATCAAGAAAATTCTTAACGACGGCCAGACTGAAGAAAGTCTTTCCCGTAGAACTTTCACCTGCAATTGCAGTAATCTTGTTACCAGATACACCACCAAAGATACTCCCACTGACAAGAGCATTAAAGATGTATGAACCCGTGTCCACATAAGTTTCAGTTTCATCAATGTCTGATGCGAGTTCTGTGTAGTCATCGCCAATTTCTTTTACAATATCTTTAAGAAAATCCATAAATCAATCCTTCTTTGTTTCATTTTTATTTAAATTATTCATCCTATAACTCCATAGTTTTTGATACAATGAAGTATCTCCTCCCAATCTTAGAGCACTAAGAATAGTCTCAAGTTCTTTGTTAGTGATTGGTAATTCCATTAAGAGAAAAATAATTCAAGGTTTACTGTTTTTTCTACATTCCATCCAATGGCATCAAGAATTGATTTGAGTGGTTCTAGAAATGCTTTTTCAAATTGTAATTCATAGTCAATAAATTTGTCAAGATTAAGTTCTTTAGGAAACTCTTGAATGAATGAGATAATATTTTCGTGAATAGTATTTGGTTTTTTCAGGTAGACAAACTTAATCTTTTCGCCATTCTGAATAAGTGAATATTTATTCGTTAGTTTTGCTTCCTTAACGTAATGATTAAAGAGAAGTGCTCCACGAACATGAATAGGTGTTCCCTTGGTATAAATGGTTGAAGAAGATTGATACTTGTTAACATCAGACACAGAACGAGGAAATGAAATTTGTTCTGGTGAAAGTTTTTTGAACTTAGCACGACACTCATCAATAAACTCAATCACCTGCTCTTCTGTTCCACTCATCATCAGTTTCAAACCATCCTTAATCATCTGGCGGCAAGGTGCTGGAGTAGAAGATTTAACAGCCTCAATACCCATCATCTTGAGTTTGGGTTCTGTATATGCTACTCCTTCACTATTCCAGACGTTCAGAATATAACGCTTCTTGGCAGTCCAGATTCCACGGTCGGCAATATTCTCCCGCTTCATCTGCATCTTCTGATCGTAAGCATTTACATAGTCTGCCAGTTCTTGGTAAGCACCTTCAATATACTTCTCAAGTTCCAACGAAGCGACCTTATCAAGGAACGAGACAATGCTTTCAGTAGTTTTCTCTCTTCCCTTGAATACAGTTTCAACCACAGGCCCCATATTAAGATAAATGGAATCGGTATCAGAAGCAATAACATAATCTACATCCTCAGTCTTAAGAAGTTTATTGATATAGGCATTCATCTTGGTTTCAATCCAGCGAATAGAAACTTGCCCCGAAAGAGTGATTGCCTCGGCATTTTCTAATTTGTAATAACGGAAGTACTGATTGCCAATAGCACCATAAGCAGAGTTAAGAGAAATCTTCTTTGCCATTTGAATGTTATTACACCTGGCAATTTCCTTTTCCAACTCCTTAGACTTATTCTTTTCATATGCTTTCTTGGCATCAATCATTTTCTTCTTGAAGATAACTCGCTCGTTATACATCTTCTCCATTAGTTCTGGAAGAATTCCACGAACATCTTTGCGGAACATTGCCCCATTTGCACATACGGCATAGTCCTTATATTCGTCAAAGTTAAGTTCTTGATTCAGAATCTTATCAACAGTTGCAGTAGGATGTCGTTCATCCATCAGAGTTTCTGGTGAGATGTTATATTGCATAATCAGGTGAGGATATAGACTATTCAAGTCAAAGTTCACAACCCAATCATACTTACCCGGAATCGGTTCCTTTACATAAGCACCAGCATACTTCTCATTCTTGGAAGAACGATTCTTTTGAGGAATCACAATATCACGTTTCTTGAGATAATTGTAAATGATATTATCCCACATACGAACCTGATAGAACACATCGGCATAATTCACTTTAGCATCATAAGCCATCGTAAGTGCAAGTTCAATCAACTTCATCTTGTCTTCCAGGCGATCAACAAGTTCTACGTCAACGATATTATACTCAATAAACTTTTGCCAACCCTTGGTATAGAAGTCTTTGAAGGTATTGTACTCAGAGTGATCCAATTTCTTCTGCCCAAGTTCTACTTCGGCAATATAATCCAAACGATATGATTCCTGTGCCTTATAAGTAAACTTCTTATAAAGATCCATATAATCAAGTTGAGTTACACCACCAATATCAAAGACAGTGTGCTTACGTCCATTGATAAAAATCTCCCCTTCGGTAACAAGTCCCCAGAGAGAAAGACGCTTCATCAACTTCTCACCAAGCACACGATTGAGACGCTTGGCAATATATGGAATATCATAAAGTTGAATGTTCCATCCAGTGATGACTTCTGGCGTATTTTCTATCCAATAGTTAATGAAGGAGTTGAGTAGTGCATATTCGGATTCACAAAGATAATAAGTTACATCTTTACGAACATTATTAAAAGGTTTAACTCCCCAAGTAATAATTTTCTTGCTCGTATAATCCTGAATACTAATTGCAAGAATTTCCTCAACACAAGATTCTACGTCAGGGAATCCCTGTTCGGATGCAACTTCAATATCCAGAGTTACAAGTTTGATTTTATTAATATCAAATTTGATTTCTTCCTCTGGATACTTTTCAGAAATATATTGATAGATGTACCTCTCATTTCCATAGATTTCAAATCCGTGTACGCCTTCGTACTTCTTATAAAATTCCCTGCAATCACGAACATTTCCTGGTTGAATAGGTTCTACCGGTTCTCCACTTAATGTCTTATATTTGGTTTCCTTTTTAGTTTTTACAAAAAGAGTTGGTCTAAACTCGTCCCTAAATTCAAAATGTTCACCATTTTCATAACCACGAACTAAAAACTGATTTCCAATTAACTGGACATTAGTGTAAAATTTCATTCCTTAATCAAGTCCTCATATTTCTCAAGTAGAGTTGGAGTTGGATCTGCAAGAGTAAGAATCTTATCATAACTCATCATAAATGTATCTTGCTTTGTAACCTTATACAAAAATGGAGTTAAAGTGCTAGTACCTTCCTTATACTCAGTAACGATATGGGGTTTTACCAATTTACAATCTGGTTCTCCAATATCAGCACCAATTTCTTCAATCTGGCTGATTAGAATTTGCTGATTCATCAGAAACAGAATCTTGATCATTTTCTTTTCCATAGTTAATAACATCCTCTACGTACATTTCGGTTAATTTTGCGACGGGTTCCACAATTGTTACTACCCAGTCAGAAGGAACTGGAATTACCTTATCAGCAGACAAGGGCATCCAGGGATAAAGAGAGACTTGAAATGATGCCTTTTTTTGTTCATCAGACACTTCTTCAGAAAGAAGATTAGGATCTCTCATCTTTACAATACAAGGTTTGTTCAAAAGATAGCCAATAACCATAGGATTATCTTCTTTACTTGAAACCATCTCTTGAACATCTGCAATCAAATCTTCTCCAGATTTCAACAACAAAAGTTTAACTGTCATCTTTACTCCATACCTCTTAGTATTATAGCACAAAAAAAGGGGAGGCACAACTGGTTTTTGCCAGTTCCCTCCCTGCGACAACGATAGTTAGCTCAATACTATTTATCAATCGCCATCGCCTCCTGCACTTGAATGACTTCTCATGGCAACTGCTTCCCCTTTACCAATTTTTTTAGACTTACCATTTTTATAAACGGTATGGGGAATTGCATTTTTATATGCAATTGTTTTGAACTCGTCAAACGATTTCATAAGATTTTTTCTTTTGATGTTCTGGAATAACTCTATTTAGTTTGATAGTGAGTAATCCATCAACAAAAGCAACGTCCTTAACTTCTACATCATCAGATAAAGTCCAGGTGCGGGTAAATGCTCTCTTGGCAAGTCCCTGATGCAAGTATTCCTCACCAGCATCATCAGATTTCTTTGCTTCTACAAATAGTTTATTCCATTCTGTAGTGACTTCAATTTCTTCTCGTTTAAATCCAGCAAGAGCAATTTCCAATCTAAAAGTAATACTATCTTCTTTTACAAGATTGTATGGTGGATAGTTTGTGTGTGTCTCAAAGGCAGTATCAAACCTCTTGAACCATTCATCCATTCCAATACTATTTTTTTGAACATCCAACAGATATTTTGCAGTATCTGGTACAGAAAGTGTAAGCGAACCTGTTCCGAACATAGTAGACCTCCTTGAAGCGTCTTAGTAGTGATTGGACCCTTTCGGCATCCACTACTAATTATAAGAGATCATAAAAAAAGCGGGATGTTGTTTCCCGCCCATTTTTATTCGGTTTCCTGGGTCTTACCCTTTTTACCAATATTATACTTCTGTTCCAATACCCAATCACCCTTGTCCTTATACGCAAGAACTTTGATCTGATTTAGGGGAGCAATATCTGTCACAGAATCTGGTTTTACGACAGTTATAAGTCCCCAATCAGCAAGCAAACGAACAATACGATTACGTCTTTGAACATCATTCACAGTCAAATTAGCGTGTTTACCATCAAGGGCAAACAGTTCTTTGAAGTGAACAATATAGTATCTACCTTGCTTATGCAAAATGTGGCAAGATTGATAGAGTTTTTTCTCCTTACGAGATGCCACTCCGATACGAGTTAAAGTCTCACGAACTTTTAGAAAGTCATCAGGTTCATTAAGAAGTACCTCAATCATTTGGTCCTGAGACCAATTAACTACAGGTTCTACTGTTGTATGTTCAGTAGTCATTTTTTTCCTCCAATATCAAGTCGTTGTTTAATGAAAGCAATTTGTTCTTTTGATAAGATTTTCAGAGC